TCATCCACGATACCAACAATTCGTAGCGGTAAAGTCGCAGTGACAGCGATATTGGCCACACTTGCCGCACCACTGGACCTACCAGTGTTTGTGCTGCCTGTGCGAGCCGATGTCCCCAAATCTGTATTAGCAAATACCGCAGTCAGTGCTGTTGCTCTGTCTGTAAGAGAGGCATCAGAAGCGACTTGGAAAAGCTGATTTGGATTGTCTGCAACAAAAGCTTTCACGGGGAAGTTAGTATCCACGCTCACGCTTCCGCTACCGGGCCAATAGTTAATAAAGACCGGCTTTTTCTGAACCGAGTCTTGGTACTCCACACCCATTAGGACGCCAAGTGCCTGCGTGGTGCCGCCATTGGTAGCACCTGCTTGATCAATTACGCCCGCAGCCGTAGGAACGACAATAGCGTATTGGTAAATGGCATTTGTGTTGTTACTGGCGATCTCATACTGAGTTACCCCAGTAGAGTTAACACCTGCACCAACAAGCCCAACAGGACGTAGACCATAGGCAGTTTCTTGGTTTGCCATAGGAACATCTCCTTATTGGGGTGACCTACTAATCTTTTCGCGGGCCACCAAAAGTTACACGAGATTGACGATCAGGTTTATTGATCGCCATGCTTTCATGAGCATTTTCTCGCATCATATCGTGATCCACGGCGTCCAAAAGGTCCTTACTCTTCCCTCGGAAGTAGTCAGTTCTTTCTTGAACCGTCTCTAACGGTATACGTGCGAGAACCAATCCACCAACTCCAAACACACCTTCGTATTTTCCTGAATCAACCACCGGCGCTTCAAAATCAGGATATTCATCTGCTCTCACAAGCTCATATCCCTCTCTCAAACGGGCAGAAATGTTCTTACGGTCATCAAAACCTCGAACTTCTGCCCTGATCCACCGATGCTTGTACCCTTCGGGTGCAGGCGGTGCTTCGAGCATGGATGGGGGAGCCCAAGGCTTTCGCCGTTGCTCCTTCTCCCTGCTGTCTTTAGCGCGAGGAGATCGATCAACACCTTCAAAACCAACTTTCTTTGTAGCCATTGTCATCTCCTATTTGACATATTTCGCGTATTCTTCTAGCGGCACACCCAATCTTTTGGCTATAGCAACCTGGCTAGGCGTGAGTTTCCGTTTTGTAGAGCGCCCTGTTGACGTATTAGTGCGAGATACTCCAGCCACGTTTTGGGCGGGCTTTCGACTGGTCTCGTTATCAGAATTATCAGAGAATTTATGCGGGAACTCCCGTCTGACTCTCTTGTCTAGCTCATCATAGTACTCATCAGTTTGTGGGTCAAACCCCTCATCCTGAATAAGCTCCTGATGTATCCCATACGCAGCAAAAGTCATGGTGCGGTCCTTACCGAACCACTCATTTCTGTCCGCCCAGTCCTCCGCTTTTGGATCAGGACGTGGCGGGGCCTGCTGGGGTTGTTGCTGTGGTTCAGCTTGAGCTTGTGGCTGTGGTGCTTGCTCTTGCTCTTGACGAGCCGCTCGGGCTTGTTGTGCCCTTTTAGCGTCCTCCAGCTTGCTGGAGGCCACCTGTAGACTTGTTAGCCTTTGCTGCGCCTCTAAGGATTTATCGGGGTCTCCTGTCGCTATGGCACGTTTATAGTCCTCTTGGGCTTGTGCCATCTCCGCAGTAATGCGCCCCCCGTATTCATTCAAATACCCGGCGTCTACCTGCTGTAGTTTGGCTTTTAACTGATCGGACTCTGTTTGAACAGACTTAGCATAATTTACCGCCTCTTCGCGTTGCCTTTCAGCCTCACGCATTTTCTTAGTCAGGCGGTCTATACGTTTCTGAACACCGGCAGTGTATTTTTGATGCTCATCTTCGTCCTCTGTCTGATCCTCGGACTCTTCTGGGGCGGTCTCAGCAGCTTCTACCTCTACCTCAACCTCCTCTTCATTTTCCCCCAGGTCTATGTCTACAGTGCCGTCATCCGGCTTGTAGGCTTTCTCTTCCTTCTCTTCGGCCATGTTTACCTCTTAAAAGCTAATGATGTCGTCTGGATCAGATATCGTGGCCAAAATTTCATCATCATTAAGTATGCGAACTTCGCCACCATCTATGCGAAACCTGGAACCAGCATATCGAGCAAAAATTACCCAATCTTTTTCCTGACACCAGGGGCCCTCTGGAAACTTCTCTGTATCTTTGTAAGCCAAGGGGCCTTGTTTTAAGACATAGCCAACCACGGTCTGTATTTGACCGTCGTCTAAAACTTGATCCGGGATATAAATACCGCCCTCTGTTTGAGCCTTACCTCTGTAAGGAAGGATCAGCATGCGCCAGCCCGTTGGGTTTGGCATGCGGTCCAGGAGGGAGTCATCTGCCTTGGAGGGGTCTAAAACACGGTCTTTAGGGTCAACATACATCTTGTCAACGCCTTCTTTTTCCGTGGTTTCACGTGAAACTTCTTCTTTTTGCTTGGCCTCTTCAGCTTCTTTATCTAGCTGATCCGCCAAGTAACCCGGCACTTCAATCATGCATACGCTCCTGTTGTTCTAGCAGGCCCGAGAGTTCCTGTGCTATGTAATTTAAAGCGTCTAACTCTCCCATGAGTTGCTTGTAAGCCTCTAAGGAGGTGACGCCGTTGTTCTCTAAAATGTCCAAAACCAAAGACTTGCGTTCTTTTATCTTTTTTTGGACAAACTGCACTACGACTAAATCATCCATAACGTCCCCGTCTTATAAAGTCGTAGCGAATCTTATATCAAGTATTTTCTATTAGCTAGGTGTGCTTCCTTTACGGCAAATTTGCTTTGACCAAAATATTCAACCGCCATGTGGTTCTTGATTAATTCCTCACAAAGCCATTTATCATGACGTTTAAAGTCGCCCATGTAACGACCGTATTTACCGCCTTTGTCTTTGTAAGTTTTTAAAGTAACCACTGTGCCCACAGGCATGAAGTCCTCTACAAACTTCTTGGCCATGAGTCCGTATTTCTTCTCCTCTTTATCCCTGGTCCTCGATTCAGGTGCATCAATTCCATAGAGACGAATACGGCCACGCTTACCACCCACGTAAGTATCAAAGCCAAGGTCCACCAAAACATCAACGGTGTCCCCATCTACGATTTTGACGACGGTCGCGGAATACTCATACATAAGTGCCAGCTTTTATAATATCTGTTAGTTCTAAGGCTCTGTTACCAACCTGACGAGCCCAGCGAGAATCCATAAATTCTACCGCTGCGGCGTCATAATTCTCTGTGTTCATGGCTGCTATGGCGTTCTTGAAGCCTCGAAAACGAGTAGCCCCAAGATTGAAGAAGATGTTCAAGATGGCGTCTCTACGAGGCCCCTCCAGGGTTCTGAACCAAATATATTCTGCATTAAGTTCAGCCTCGCATCGGTCTAAATCATTTTTCAATAAAAAATCGACCTCTTCATCGGATAAACCGATGCCGCCATCTTCATCAACATTGCGACCAATACCTATTGTCCATTTTCCGTCTGGACACTGATAAACCACGTGGCGGCCATCCTCAGACCTGACCTCACCCTCGTGGCGTTTAAGCATATCTATTAGTTCACTCATTAGTTTTTACCGTTGGAGCCGCCATAGAAGAACGCGGCTGCTGTGCCCAATATCCCTGATAGCTGCCCCAACACCAGACTAATGATGGTCTCGTCATTTTGATCGTGTGGCATCAAAGTGACGATCACAACAAATCCGCCATAAAGTAGAAGGGTAAGTATTGAAAACACCTTGGGGGTCCAGTCTGTGGAAAACTTAGTTCTGGCGTCCTTTCTATCCTCTACCTCAGTCTTAAAGGACTCCAGGTTTATTTCCATCTCCCTTATCTTGCTTTTGAACTCAGAATCAGCCTGCTTTACCAGCACGGCCTTTTCTGGCTCTCTTTCGATAAGGTCTTCAATCTCATTAGCCGTGGCAGAGTCGGGCAACCCAAGCTTCTTGGCCGCCATCTTGACGGCCATTCCAGCCATAGGACCGCCAGCAGCACTGGCTATTGTGGGAGCAAGGGATTTGAGTAACCCGCCTAACTTCATTCGGTGTCGTTTTCTTCAGCAACTATGTCGTCTATAGTATCGCATACATCTGGGACAACTACACCTGTTGTTGCAGATAAAGCACCACGTCCGACGGCTCGGACGCCTTTGTAAAGTTGGGAACAATATAACTCTTTATTATCAATGACTTGCTGAACTGAGGTACAACTGCTCAACAAAACAAACACCGACAATATCGCATATCTCATCAAAAAACTCCTTGGAAACGTTGGGGTTTAATCACAATCGGGCTATACCCTTTCAAAGCAACACCGCCCTTGTTCATCTTTTTTGGCTTCCCCGCTTTATTCAAAGCGATAGCCACTGCCTGCTTCTGAGGGTAGCCCTCGTCTTTAAGCTTGCTGATGTTAGAGCTGATGGTCTTCTGACTAGACCCACGCATCAAAGGCATATTGTCACCTACGCATTAGTAAATTCTGCACCACGCAGAGCAGCACCCATACCACGGCGTTTACCCTTAGTGACTTTTGCTTTAGCTGTATTTGGGGTCTTTTCCTCTTTTAAAGTTGCATATGGTATGCGACCTTGGTCCTTGATGTCAGCATAATTCGTAGCTTTTGGTGGTTCTTTTATCGGCCCACCCATAATTTTTACAACACTCATCTTAACCTCCTCGGTTACTTCGTAATCTCAGCAGCTCCCGTTGAGCCTGAGCATCTAGCCTAGCGGCAGTCTGAGCCTCCTGGCTGGCCAGTCTTTCATCAAACTGACGGGCTCTCTCTTGCACCTTCTGTTGCTCCAAGCCAAGTTTGGCCTGATCTAACGCAGCATCGTTTTGTTCCGCCTGCGCCTTAATCTGTAGCTCTTGTTGCTTCAGGGCAACCAACGGATCGGGGCCTTGCTGCTCCTTCGGATTAGCCTGACCGGCAATGCCGATGCTCATCTGTCTAAGGTTCTGTAGCTCCTGCGCTATTATCTGAGCCACCATACCCTCGATTTGCAACATCTGATCATCCGTAGGCGCTTGTTGGCCATTCTGTTGTAAGAACATGACCATAGCCGTCTCTTCTGCTTTGATTTTCACATGCTCCGTCACGTGCTTCTGAAGAGCTGTCAGGACCACTGGATTCTGTGCCGCTATGGGGGAGGCACTAAACAGCAGATGCGACATGATATGCGCGTCATGATTTTGACCGTCAAAAGCCTTGAGCCGGATATTGTCCAGGACGTCTATGTTTTCTTGCGCCGGGTCTTTCGGCATGGGCTCATTGGAGCTATCGACATTCAAAATCTTGTCGATGTCCTTAACGCCCAAGGCATCATACATGCGGCGGAAAGCCTCATGTAGGTTGTGTATCTGCGGAGCTTGGGTAGCAAGCTGCAACTGAGATTGAGCCAACGCAATCCGTTGTGCCTGAGAGAAAACGTTTGGATTAGAAACAGGAATTACATCTACACGGTCATCAAAGTCTGACG